ATACCGCTGCCACTTCCTACCCATTAGCCTCGATCGTGTTAACAGCAAATACAACCGTTTCCGCTGGCGTTACCGAAGGTACGGGTGTCGCTTATTGGGTTACTGACGCAAATAATTGGTATGCGACTGTTGCTTACCACACGCAAACTTCATATTCATGCGGTTGCGGAACGTGCTGTAATACTTGCACGCATACGGGTGGGTCATGCGGTCAAACTACAACCTGCAATACTTGCGCTCACTCTGGCGGGTCATGCGGATACACGCCCACCTGCCCAAGCGGTGGATGGTCGTATTGTTCTTCTGGTACAAACGGTTCTGGATGTTACCTAAACGGAAGCGGATGTGTGGGCGCATTCCAAAGCGCTACCTGGACTCCCATTACTTGCACAAACTCAGACTGTACGGCTTGCGGTAGCACCGTCACTGATAACACTTGCACAAACTCAGACTGTACGGCTTGCGGATCATATTCATGCGGCTGCTCGACTTGTTATACAAATTACTATTGGATGAGAATGCTCAAGGCTGTTGCTGGAACCGTTAGCACGGTAATCAGCGATTATTCAGTAGCATCACTTCCAGTAGGCATCAAAGTAATAACCAGCGGTGGCACCATTACTGAATACGCGTATTCCGATGCCGCGCTAGGAACTCTTATTGGATCAACCTCAACCACACCTACCTCCCCTATCATTGGTACTAGCGTGGGTATCATTAAGACACCTGCCGCTGTTTCTCAAGGATCAACGGTCGACAATTTCCACGGTGCATAAGGAGAATAAATGAAAGACCCATTTGAAAGAAAAGCACGACCATGGGATTTGTTCAATAAAAATATTGGACGAGTAGAAACAGAGATTGCAAGCGAACGTTACGAAATATGCAAGGCTTGCCCGCTCCTTCTACCCACTGGCAATTGCAGTAAATGCGGTTGCTTTATGTCTCAAAAAGTAAAACTGCCGAATGCAGAATGTCCCGAACATAAATGGGGTCAAGTCCAAGTCCAATTCAGAGAAGAGGAAACAAATGACACAACCACAACTCCCAGCGAATAAAATTGCTTTTATCCTTGACGGCAAGGTGCTAGATGTATTGCACGTGGATGGTCGTTTAGCCGCAATTTTGTTAAGCGAGCCTCAAATTGCCGATGCCACAACTCTTTATCAAGGCAGAGAAGACGGTTTTAATATTCTTAATTGGGATTACAACGGCACCGATTTTACGCCGTCCGAGATCATAACGGTCATGCAATAAGTTTTTACCGACACGCGTTAAAAAATGATAAATCTCAAAAAATCCGTCAATATTAGGTCAAAGGGGGGGATATGACATCTAAAGGTACAAGGCTGGTAAAGCCTCGTCTTGCCCATATTGCAGGTGTAGATCATCCCGCCCACCAAATCGAAGGTTTCATAGTCGCCAAGTCGCTTGGTTCCAATGATTCTTCAAATCTATTAGAAGGGCTAAAAATGACTTTTGATGTAAAAGAAATCTCAAAGTCCCTTGAAGCACCTCTTACAAAAGACAATGCAGCCGATGTAATCGCAACGATGCAAAAGGGCTTGTCTTTCCTTATCAGCAAGGCTGTTGAGGAAGAGGAAGTCAAGAAGGCTGATGGCGTCAAGGAAGCAACTGACACCAATGAAGAGCACGACGCAACCGATGTCGAAAAGACCAAGGCTGACGGCGAAGACGTTATGACCATGGAAGCAAAAGCCAAAGCGTACGACGAGATGACAGCCAAGAAGAAGACCAAGGCTGAGTCTAAGGATGACGCCGAAGTTGAGCCAGACGCAGATGACGTTCCTGTTTCAAAGTCTCTTTCTTCAAGTGCATATTATGTTGCAATGAAGAAGCAACTTGACGGCTACAAGGCTAAGGAACTCCACACAAGCGTTGAGACAGAAGTTAAGAAGGCTGCTGGTTCACTCCAGACAAACCTCGATGGCTTTATCAAGGCAATTATTTCCGCTGGCGGAGTAGACACCGATACAGGTCGTGAAGTAATCAAGTCTCTCAAGGCTACAGCGGAGCAATTGGCTGTAGGCGGCTCATTCTCAAAGGAGATCGGCGCTAACGGCGCTCCAATTTCTAGCGATCTCAAAACTGCTAATTCTCAACTAAAGGCAATTGCTAAGGCAATCTCTACAGAAGAGGGCATCCCAATGACTCAAGCATTCGTTGAGGCTGCAAAGCGCAATCCAGAACTCAACAACACACTCACAGGAGGTGCTAACTAATGGCTGCATCACAAGCAGATTGGGCGACTACCAAAGTCAACGCTATCTATGATGGCTCGACTCAGGCAGTACAGTTCACAATCGTAAAGCGCGTAGTTTCAACCGTAGACCCATCAGACGGAAAGATTCACGTCACCCCAATTACAGCCGCAACTGATAAGCCTTATGGCGTTATTCAGGAAAATGCGAAGACAGGCACAGCCTGTTCTGTAATCGTAGTTGGCGGAACAAAGATCGCCGTTAACCCATCGGCTGCTGTTTCTGCTGGCGCTGACATCATGACAGACGCTAACGGTTTTGCCGTTAACTATGTCACAGGTGCTACAACTTGGAATTTCGGCGTCTTTGACACTGAAGGACAAGCAAGCGCAATCGTATCCGCTGTAGTAAACGGCGCTACACCAACCAAGGGGGTCTAACCTAAATGACAACAATTAACCTCTCGTCCGTCCACGTTGACGCGGTACTGACGAACATCTCTACTGCTTATATGCAGGAAAAGACAAACTTTATTGCTGACAAGGTATTCTTGCCTCTCGGCGTAAAGAAGCGTTCGGATATTTTCTACAAGTATTCAAAGGACGATTTCAACACCGACCAAATGACAACACGTACCGATGGTGCTGAGTCTGCTGGTTCCTCATACGGTCTCAACACCGACACATACACCGCTAACGTGTATGCGTTACACCAAGACCTCGGAGATCAGTTGCTTGCGAACGCTGATGACCCACTAGACCCTAAGCGCGATGCTACATTGTGGCTCACACAGAAGGCTCTCATCCGTAAGGATGTACAACTTGCGAACGATGCTTTCGCTACTGGTATCTGGGCAACCGATATCACAGGCGTTGCAACATCACCATCAGCAAGTCAGGTCATTCAGTGGTCTAACTTCACATCTTCAAACCCAATTGGAGATATCGAAGACGCACGCGATAAGGTTCTGCAAACCACAGGTCAAGAAGGAAACGTATTCGTCATGGGATACAAGGTCTTCAAGATTTTGAAGCAGCACCCAGACATCATCGACCGTATCAAGTACACAACTTCAGACGTTCCTACAGAGGCACTTCTTGCAAAGTTGTTCGGTTTCGATGAAGTTATCGTTGCAAAGGCTGTTTACAACAAGGCTGGCGAAGGTCAGACTGGCGTATTCAACTACATCACAGGTAACACAGCATTCGTCTTGCACCGTCCAGCAAGTGCTGGCGTACTCATTCCAACAGCGGGATATCAATTCCACTGGGAGGGTGTATCTAACGGTATTGGCGATCAGATCGGTATTAAGACTTGGTACAACCAAGATCGTGCTGCAACCCGTGTAGAGGCTCAAATCGCCTTTACAAACAAGATCGTAGGAACCGACCTCGGTTACTTCTTCAACGCAATCGTCGCTTAACCGCATAGTTGCGAAAGGTCGCACTCACTCGCTGAAATAGTGGGTGGGTGCGATTTTATTTAACCCACAATAAAGTTTCCGAGAAAGGAAAACGAAATGTCAGCAAACCCAAGCAAGGCAGTTAACGTTCTCACAAAGGGCGTGGCAGCCGTTGGCGCTCTCGTCATCGAAGAGGGTGCGTCTTCTGTAACCATTTACGGCGTTGTACAGCAATCACTGAGCCTCACCGTTCCAATCATCACAGCATCAACTGAAGCAGCAGTCACCGTTTCAGCCGCTACATGGGCTATTTCAACCCTCCACGCTGGAGACGTTGTAATCGCTACTCCTACATCCTCATCTGCCCTCACACCGCTCGTTCTCACCCGCGCAGTGGCTCAGGCTGATGGCTCAATGAAGGTATTCTTTGCGAATATGTCCGACTCTTCTTCCACTTCTACAAGCGTTGCGGTACAGTTCACGCACATCGTACTCAACTCTTAATAGAAGGAGGCGACCATGGTTGCCATTAGACCTACAGCAGTACAAGGAACAGCGGGTCAAAAATTCGTTGTCATGAAAAGATTTTCAGGCGATGGTTTTGACTTTGTTATTGGTGACGTAATTGTTGCCCGTGACGAATGGGTTCACAAAATTCCCATGCTGGTAGATCAACGTTTTATTAGCCCGTTCCTCACAGCCGAGGATGAGCAAAAGACACCGATCAACCTTGAATTGCCAAAGGTAAAAGAAGTTAAAGAAAGCAAAGGCAAGACGACCGCAAGCGCAGAAATTTCCGATAGTGAAGTCAACGCGTTAGCAGCATCTCTTTCTTGACACCTGCAAAAAGAAAGCCCCTGTCATATACGCAGGGGCTTTTTTTATTTGGATATTCCGTAACACTGCAAAGAAGAATGAAAGCAAAAATGGGTACCGACCCAGTTTATGTGGTCAATGATCGCTACCGCCCCCGACGCAATTAAGAGAGCGGTTGCGATTCCTAGCACCCCAAAAACTATCTTACCCCGTGACGTTAGTTTCATCTAGTCACCCGCCTCGTCGAAAGCAAGGTCAAGCCCAGTGACGATGCCTTGGTAATATTCGCCACTATTTTTATCACCGATCTCAAAGGCTTGAGTTGCTTTTTTCAAATACTTCTTTCGATATTCAGCATATTCTTCGCGGGTCATTTGTGACCCTCCTTCCGCTTATGGTTTCCTAATGTTTCAAAAGCCATCTGCCCGTTTCGTACTTCAACTTCTACGCCACACGTAGGGCAAGTGATTGCTCTCTTAATCATGGTTAAGCCACCTTTCCGAATTCTTCATTAGACCTAAAGCACGATGCTTGGTAAGCGATCTCGCCGATCTGGTCGCAGTAGATACCTTCAACAGTTCCTTTATCCTTGACAACGCCCTTGCGAACAAATTGACGGCTGACCGTGTACGTATCGTCCCAACCTAATTTGATGGAGACGCGGTATCCGTTGCTTACTGGAAGTTCAACCTCAACAGTTTCGCCTTCATCGTTGACGATCACACCGACGCGACCGCCAGAAATAGCAAATACATTCATGTGTCCGATTTGGCTAATTAACTCGCCTTCATTAAATGGACGACCTGTAGATTCTGACATTTTCATCTCCTATTCTCTAAGAGTCCACGGCTGAACTCACGGTCTTATTCTATACACGCTCTAACGATGCTGTCAACACTTGACCAGAACTTTCTTCCAAGAATCGGCTGTAGCAAGAAGATTTCAAACGGCTTACAACCTGTTCGAAACCTTCCAAATAATTAACGCCATAACCACTGATGCGTTGGTACTTGCCGCCAACCTTGCCATTCTTCAAAATCGAAACTACACGCACGGACACTTCTGGTTCGCCAATTGGCTCCGAGATAGGCTTTCCAGTTTCGAAACTGACGACCAATTTAGCGGTAGCCGAAAAGATGAAATATTCGGTTCCGTGGTACGTGACCTTTTCCGTCCCAAATTCGCCCCAATATTCAGACACAGCCTCGATAGTGGTGATGTTTGACTGCTTGCTATACCCGCTGATACCCATTCCCATTTTCATCTCCTAATCTCTGCAACCCCACGGCTGGGATCACGGTCTTATTATATACACGCTTTGTCTATTAAAGCAAATCTTTACTCGTAGACGTTCCATCCTTCTATCTGATCGATGATCCAAGCCCTATGGCGTGGGTTAAGTTCTAAATTTTCTAACATCCATTTATAGTGAGCGATCTTGTCCATTTTGATCTCCTAGTCCGCAAACCCTTCGGTCGGGCTTACATACCAAGTGTACACGCTTTATGGATATGGTCAAGTCAAGTAGGGGGTCTAAACCGCGCTCAAAATTGGCTCCTAAATGGTTTTGACCTACGGTTAAAAGCGTGTATGCTGGAACCGTAAGCCCAGCCGTGGGCTTCAAGTTAGGAGATAAAGTGTCTTCAATTATCAAAGCCAAGAATGATGTAACTGGCGTTGAATACCGCGCATTTGATTACGAGGGTATCGATCTTTTCAGCGAGAAGTACCATGCAAAGGGCGCTTCTTTCCTTTCCTGCATCATCTGTGGAAGGGATACTTCCAAGAAGGGCAAGTCCCAAGGGGTCATCATTGGAGAAGGCGGCGGCGTGATCGTCCATCCAGAGGATGACGGGCTGGCTCAAGATGGTGGATACATGGGCTGGTTCCCTATTGGCTCCGAGTGCATCAAAGTGATCCCAGTTGAATTCCGTCTTGAAAATGTCTACGAAAACAAAGTCCAAGGAATTTGAATTATCCAATAAAGCGTGTACACTGATGTTGTAAGCCCACCGAGGGCGAGCATGAAATAGGAGATGAAAATGGGTTGGAATGGCGAGTCAATCGGGAAAAACATCCCGACCAAAAAATATGTCGAATACAAAGTAGGAAAATCTTTTAAAGAAGTTGAGATCGTCAAGATTTTTGAAGGCGTGAACAATTTCGGGCAAAAGGCTTTCTACGTCGCTGTCAAGAAAATTGAGTCTGGTGAAGTTTCTGCTATGGTCGTCTTGACCCAAAGGAAGAACGGCACCATCTACATCAAATTCATTTCTGAGGCTGTCGTGCCTTGTTACTACGAGGCTCCAGAATCTTTCATCAAGGTCTTGTCCCCAACCGAGAACGTGTTCAGCCAACAATGGCGTGAACAGTGCGTAAGCGAAAAGGTGGCTTAATTATGGAAATTCAATTTAATGTTACAAAAGAAATTTGCGCTTGCTGTGGCAAGCCAACCGTAGGGGTGACGGTGGACAAAGTTAACCTTTGTTATTACTGCAATACCTCACGGGCGATCTGTGAGGCTAATGCAAAGTTGGTTTTGACATGAGCATCTTTATTTATATGAAACGCGGGGGAATCAGAATATCAAGAGTCAAAATTTCTAAGAAAGGCGCGAAATGATTAACTATTTATTTGGGATAGGCATTTTCTTGGCAATCCTTCTTCTGCCTCTCTTCCTCTTGGATTTGTATTTGGAATGGCAAGACAAGAAGGGCAACGAATGACAACGTGTATATGGTGCGGTGCAACTCCACGCTCAAAAAATAATATTCGCATTCTTCGAGACAGCATTTTTTCTGTAGCAGAGTGCGATCGATGTATTAAGATTTATGACAATCTAGCCCAATCCGTTCTAGGCTATTAGGAGATAACCATGGCTAACCCAACTGAACAAGAAATCAATCAAGCCCATGCCGCGGTCGATTGGAGCACCGCCGCGTGTAGCGCCAAGGCTCAAGGAAATCCAAGGATCGCCATTCTTTTTGACGACCCAGATTCAAGCCCAAAAAGCGCGGCAATTGCTAAAAAAATATGTATGAGTTGTCCAATGCTTGAAACCTGCTTGGTATATGCCATCAAGTATGAGACTCCAACGGGCAGCAATGCTTCGAACGCGAATTCAGATACTCTCATGGGCGGTTATTCCCGCCGTGAGCGCCAAAAATTAAAAGAATCGACATGGTGGAAAGAGAATTATGAGGTCAAACAATGACATACAGAGACGCACCGCTTAAAAATTCTGCTCGAAACAAAAAAGTTGAGTCATCAAGCAACGAGCCAGACTTATTCTCGATCCCTGTGACTCCTTATCGTGACGCCGTAATAGCCACTACGGGGCATTCTGGGACTTCCACAAGTCAAGCCCGCGCCATAGAGGAACGTGCAAATGGAGAAACCACGGAGCGCCAGATAGCCGTTATATCTTGGCTGGCGTCTTCTGGCTTTCAAGGCATGACTTGGAAAGAGTTGGATTCGATCAGCGGGACTAACCACCATGGCAAGACCAGCGGGGCGCTGTCCGTACTTCACCAAGGAGGTCTGATTGTCAGGCTGGCAGAGGTTAGAAACCGTTGCTTAGTCTACGTTTTGCCAGAATATGTGAATGATCGAGATATCAGTCCAATTTCCAACATTGAGTGCGTATGCGGAAAATCCCTTAAACAGTCTTACAATTTTTGCCCCAATTGTGGAACCGCTCAAGACAAGTAAGGGTTTACGCGACAAGTAACAAAGTTTTTGCCATACTTATCGAATGGGCAAAGGGCATCCACTTAAGTTCGCACAAAAAGTGATATTCCTTGGGCTAGATGGAAAGTACCACGTCGCTAAAGTTGTCACTGTAACGGATTCCGACAATTGCTTTGCAAAAGTTCACCCCGCGGATAGTTCTCGACATCTTAAGCGTGACACCACCCAATCATGGCGTGGTGGGCATTATTTCATTGAGATGGGGGCATAATGGCAACTCCTACTTACACCTACGGTTTTGACCCAACCCATAATGAAATTGACCAAGTTCGTCTCTGGATTCAAGATACAATTTTATTTTTTAATGCCGAGCGCAATGCCATGACCATGCAATTTGCCGATCAAGAAATCCAAAGTTACATCGACGAATGCTCAAGTCTTTATGAGGCTGCCGCATCATGCTGTGAGTCCCTTGCCGCAATTTACGCTGGCAAGCACCAATACACCAAAAAAATTGGCGATATTCACGTTTCTGAAAATTATCAAAAACAGCACCTTAATTATCTTGAGATCGCAAACAATATTCGTAAGCGCCATGCCTCATATCAATCTTTTGCGCCTGCTTACGCTCCTGCCTCGATACAAAATACAGAGCAAAATGAAGGCATTCCAGAGACTACCGATTTCTACACGGGTCAATTTGATAACTTGAACCCTGTCGGTGGCGCCGACCCAGACGTTCAATCTCTGACAGGTTTCTAATGACGCTCCCACTGTATTCGCAATGGCGAGGTGGATTCGATACCAGCGTATTGGAATTGTGCACCGATACGATCACTATTGCCGAGCCGTCCGAAAGAAAACAAGCGGACGATGGTGGATATTTCTATCAATTGCCTCTTTCTTATGAGCAATTAGGTTCGACCAGCGTGGTCAATCCTTACGCCGAGACTCCTTCGCAAGACCCATTTTTCTATCAATTGGACAACGATCCAACGCAACCAGCATATTTTCGTTGCCAATTTGTTATCAGCCAAAAAGAAACCATGGCTCCAGAAGGAAGCAGCCTCATAATTTCTGGAAGATATGTTTTGCCTGCCGCGCCTTGGATCGATTACAAATCATTCATGAACCAATACAACTGGTTTTACCGTCGGGACAATACCGATCTTAAAAATCCAAAAGGTTTCGAAAAGATTAAGGTCGTATCGATTAGCCCTAAGCACGATCTCAACCGCAATATTTCTCATTACGAGATTCAGGTGGCTCGCTAATGGGAGAAGTAATTTCTATCGATTTGTCGCAACTTCATGGGTTTACTGACAAACTCGTAAAATTTGGCTCCAAGGTTGGGCTTGAACTAGAGAACGCGCTTAACGATGAGGCTCAAGTTATCGCAACCGTAGCCAAGGAATTGGTTCCAGTTGATTTGGGCAACTTGCGTGCGTCTATCAAAGTTGATCCGCCAACCATGGCTTTTCATGAAAATGGGGTTATTTACGTTTCTGTCGTAGCGGGAGATACTGCTGTTCAATATGCTCAAATTCAAGAAGACAACGAATCGTTTCAGCACAAAGTCGGACAAGCGCATTATATGAAAGAGGCTGGCAGTAGAGTCATAGTCGGGATCGAAGAGCGGATTATTGGTCGACTGGAGCAAATACGATGATTCTCAAATTTCTAAAAACTTATCTTGAGGAAAATGACACTTTTCTTAATTGCCCATACACCCCTTTAAAAACTAGCCGCACGCCTACAAAAATCTATTTAGAAAAAATTCCTACAAATGCGGCTAACAATGTCATCTCGCTTCATGAGGTTCAATCAACTTCCCAGCGTCCTACTTTTTGGGACGCTAAAAATCCATCGGGAATTCGATCTTCAAACATCATCATGTATATACGCTCAAAAATGAGCAGCGATACCACCACGACCCCTTTATCCGATGGCGATTATGACAACATCCTGCAAACTGCCGAGGCTTTACGTGATTTGATAGACCGCATTTCCATGGTCGATTACAGCGACCAAAATGGAAAATATGTCATCAATCAGGTACGCCCAATTATGAACGTCAATTTTGACCATGAAGACGCGCAAGGAAGAAACCTTTATATGGTTCGTTTTGAGGCAACTTGGAATTGGAATTCTGCCGTATAGCGACACCCTGTTCCTCATGAGATAAATAAGAGGATTTTTGGCATACTTCTCATTATGGCAAAAAATTCTTCAGGCAATGCTACATCCGATCCAGTAGCGGAGACGGCTACCGTCCCCATGTATATTTATGAAACCCCGCTAGTCATCGATGCGCCATCGCTATCTGACGTAGAAAAAACAATCACCGCGCCTGCCGATACACCATCCGAAGAGGCGACCTCAGGGGTTTCCGATGAAGTAACAGCAACCTTAGTTGAAGGAGCAAATGAATGACAACTCCAGTAACAGTAGCGGGTCGCTTAACCACCGTATTGCTCAACCAGTTCGATTTCACATCTCAGTTAGACTCCCTTAACCGCGATTCCATCGTCGACCAAGCAGATGTAACCACTTTTGGCAATACTTCGCACGTCCGTGCGCCTCACAACCTTGATGCAAAAATTGATTTTTCTGGCTTTTTTGATGGATCGACTACATCTTCTTTTAACCGCGTAGTGCAAAGCCTACTTGGAACTTATGGCGTAGTTACTTGCTCGCGCGAGGGCAACGTTGCTGGCGCTCACGCTGATCTTATTTGCGGAATTATTGAAAATAACGCAGTCGATGCCAAGTCAGTAGGTATCGAAACCACTAAATTGACAATTCAAGCATCTAACCCAAATGGTCTTGCCTATGACGTGCCGTCTATGGGATATGGAAAATTACTGCTTCCTAGCACTACGGTTGGCGTAACTACTCTTGTAACTGGTACGGCAGTTGCGTTTATTCCCGTAAATGCTACTTTAGGAAATAGCCAAGTAATTGTCCATGCTCACTTGCTGGCTGCATTTGGAGCAACAACCGTTTCCATTCAGTACAGCCCAGATGGAACTACTTGGACAACCCTTGGAACCGTAATTTCCAGTTCCGTTCCAACTGCTACACGCACTGCATTTTCTGTTCCAAATACAGGAGGCAATCCGTTATTCCGCGTTCAATATCAAGGCGCATCTGCCCCGTACACACTTGCCGTTGCACTCGCTCTCGGTGCTTCTTACTAATTAACAAACTACCCGAAAGGAAATGAAATGACAACACCAGTAACTACCGCAGGGCGCTTATCGGTCGTCCGATACTCCACTACAGGGGCGGCGTTCTCGGCAGCCGTAGATATCTCGTCATCTATCGACAGCGAGACATTCGATCACGTCGTCGACCAGATGGACGTAACCACTTTTGGTAACACTTCACACGTTCGTGCGACTACCATCATGGATACAAAGTTCGATTTGAGCGGTTTCTACAACCCAACTCTTGAAGCAGCAATGATTACTGCTCAACAGGCACACGTTCCAGCCGTATACGGCACCATCACTCCAGTGACCTTCTACTACGCACCTCAAGGCGCAAGCACAGGATTGCCACTATATGCAATGACTGCATGGGTTACATCTGTTACCGCAGACGCTAAGGCTACAGATATCACAGCCATGAAGATCGGTCTTATCGTTACAGGAGACCTCGTAGTATCGACCCAGTGATGAGTCATTTAACAGATAGCGATATTGATTCTTTTCTATATTCAAGGCTGGACGGAGAAGAAACAGGTATTACCTCTTTGACTAGGTGTTTTGCGCCAGTCCATGAGGAACTTGTTATTTCCGTCCACCCTTTCTTCGGAAAAGAAGTCAAAAATTGCACTCTGACAATTGGCTTTGCCCGCGGCGAAGAAACCTATGAATTATCGGCTTTTGTCGTATTACAAGAGGTGGAATACGCCGTTGGTCATCCGAAGGTACTAAGATTCAGTTCACTTGGGGGCTACACAATTGCTCTCGCTGACTCAAAGGAAGAATAATGTCTGAATTAGATAGCGTAGTAATGGCGGATTCAAACCCGATTGTCGATGCTCAGGCAGCGGCTAACTCTTTGCGTGCAAAAATTCTTGGTATCCAAGATTCCAAGACTGAACTTGTAGTTATCCCAGAATGGGACAATGTAGAGATTGAATTTCATTCTCTGACAGGATCAGAAAAGTCAGAATGGCTTGCACGTATTGATTTCGCGGCTAATGCCGATACTCCATCAGAAAAGGCAAAGCGTTTACAACTTTTTGTCGAACTTGCCGTTTACACCGCTTATGTTCCAAATTCTAATGTGAAATTGTTTGAACCAAACGATTCTGCATGGTTGCTTAACAAGAGCGCAAAGGCTTTGTCCCGCCTTGAAGACACCGTGGGAGTTTTGAATGGTTTCGTCAAGGATTCATCAGAAAAATCACAGGAGAACGCAAAAAACTCTTAAAGGGTACTTCTATAGGGACGTGGTTACGCGCCCATATGGAAATTGCCCGCGAAATACATTGGAGTCTTGGAGAAGTCATATACGGTAAAAAAGCCGTTTATGAAACTGGCAAAGGGATTTCAGACTTTGAACGCGACCTTTGGTTTGCTTTGTGGGTAGCAGAGCGTGAAGAAAGGGAAGCGGCAGAGGCAGAACAAAGAAGGAAACAGGCTAAGGCGGAAAGAGAAGCCGCTAGACGACAGAAGTAGAAAGGAGCAAAGTGGAAAATTACAATGTAGTTACCAATTTGCTCCTTGATACTAACGGATTTACTGGCGGAGTCGCCAAGGCTCAAGTAGCAAGCGAAAATCTTGCAAAATCTATTACCGCGTCTATGGCGCAAGCCGATGCAGCGTTCACATCTTCAAGCGCGGCTGCACAAATCTTCGCACGATCACAAGCGGAGGTTGGGGCTGCTGCTCAAGCATCTTCCGCCGAACAGGTCGCAGCCAATGAAAAAGTAGCGGCGTCGAATGCCTCTTTAGGCGAATCGATGAAAGGCATGGGGGTTACGAGCCTTATGGCTGCCGTTGGCATGACCATTGCTTTAGATAAAATGGTAAAAGGCGCCATGGAAACTGATGCTCAATTGGCATCTATGAAAACCGCTTTAACCAATTTAGGCTTAGGCGCGGCTGACGAACAATTTGTAAAACTTGCAGAAAACAATACAGTCCTCGGATTTAATGTAACTAAAACTGCTCAAAGCCTGCAAACCCTTGCAACGCTGACCCATAGTTCAAGCGAAGCAATACGACTTAATTCTCTTGCCATGGATATCGCTCGCGCCAAACATATCGATCTCGCAAGCGCCACATCCATGGTTCAAATGGAAATGCGCGGAGCAGCAAGAGGGTTTACTCAATTTGGCGTGACACTCGATACAACTCTTCCGAAGGCTCAGGCTATTAACAAAGCCATGAATGACGTTCAAAAGGCTGTATCTGGTCAAGCCCAAGATTATATGAAGACCGCTGCTGGAAAACTTGATGCTTTGAAGTCATCTTTTGGTCAAGTAGCAGACGTTATTGGTCGAGATGTATTGCCCGTTGTCACGGCGTTACTGGGTCTTATTCAAAGATTTTTGCCAGATATTGCAATTATCATGGGTATTGCCACAGCCGTTTATGCAGTAGTAAAGGCTATGAAGGCTTACGAAGCCTTGCAAGTTCTTATAGAAGAGACAAACCCATTTACTTATATTGCTTTAGCAATTGGAGCCGTAATCGCGGCTATTTTAATTTTGTGGAATCATTTTAAAATAGTTCGTGACATTATTGTAGATATCGCAGATGTAGCACTTCACGCTTTTGGCGACATTATCAAAATATTGGGTTGGGTAGCACAAAAGGCTGTGGAAATATTTACGGCTCCTTTGCGAGCGATGTTAACTATTGCATCCAAAATTCCATTTTTAAAAGATTTGGCTAAACCAGCATTGGCTGCCATCAATGAAGGAATTGATAAGATTGGAACTACAGCCGATGCCGTAGGAAACAAAATCAATTCTTTTCAAAAAACTATTGATAAAATGAGAAACGTTGTTATTAAAAATCCTTTTGCTACGCACACAGCCAGCGTCAATGATAAATCGACCATTAAGGTCGATCCATTAACAGCAACTAAAACGGCAGCAGCGGCGGCTTTGAAGGCTTATACGGCGGCTGCCAAGTCTCTTGATTCTCAAATCACGTCTGCATTAAAGCAGATTACTGATACCCGTCAAAAAGGATCAGACGCTATTTCAGCAATTGTTTCCACCGCTTTTGGTCAACCTTCAGACTTGCAAAAGGCTTTTGACAGCACCAAGGCTACAGCCGACACCGTATTAGCGGAATATGACAAACTTCGTACTGCTATCAATGACCGCATGGTTGGTTACGCCGAGTCTGATAAGGCTCACGTACTTGATGTTATCGATACGCAAACCAACTTGATGCTCAATCTTGTCACGCAACGAGATAACCTAGCCACGCAAATTGCCGACGCCACCAAATTGCAATCTGGCGAAATCGATACCATGGCTAAGTCTTTAATCGACTATGGAATTGCCGCTGGGATTCTTCAAACAAAGACTTCTGACACCATTATCCGCATTATTCAAACTGCTTCTGGAGCGATCGTAACTCAAGGCAATGACACTCTTAATGCGGTTGATAGCATTACCACTGGGCTGCAAGATCGCCTTGCCACGATGCAAGCATTTATGGCGAACATCAATTCTCTAAAAGCACGCGGTCTCAATGCTGATTACATCAAGCAACTTATATCCGCTGGTATTGCATCTTCTGGCGATACCGTTTCTGCACTTACGACAGCCAGTAATACACAAATTTCTGCCATTAACAGCACGTATAGCCAAATCACTAGCATCTCTAATGATTTTGCAAACACGACTGGAGCAAACCTTTACGATTCTGGAATTACAAATCTTCAACAAT